ATACGACAGATTAAAATCTTCTTTTAATCGTGCTTTTGGCGGAAGTCAAAACGCTGGAGGTACTGCCATCTTAGAAGAAGGCATGGACTTTCAAAAAGTAGGTCTTAATCCAAACGATGCAGCTTTCAATGAAACAAAGAAGGCTACTATCTCCGACATTGCTCGCATTACAGGTGTGCCTGGTGTTTTATTAGAGGATATGGATAAGGCTACCTTTAGCAATATGGAGCAGTTGTCTCAAATGTTCGTTAACTATACCATTATGCCATTATGTGAGATAATAGAGGCAGAATTTAATAGAAAGATATTTTTTGAGGTAGAAAAAGACAAGTTTAGTACACGCTTTAACCTTGATGGCTTACTCCGTGGCGATGTGGCAGCAAGATCTTCTTACTACACAACGATGCGTAATGTATTAGCTATGTCACCTAATGAAATCAGGATTAAGGAAAATATGAATCCTTATCCAGGAGGAGATAGCTACGAATTACCTTTGGCATCAAATATAAAAATAGAGCCATCCTCAGAAGATATTGCACACGAAGCTGAAGAAGAAATGAATAGTAATGGCGAAGAAAATTCTAATGATTAAATTATGCCGTACAGTAACTATCCACAATCAGCAACTAATGCAGCAAAGAAGGCTTTGAAGCATAAAGAAGAGAATGGAAGCCAATGCGGTACAAGTGTTGGCTGGACAAGAGCAAGACAATTATCGAGCAGGGAGGCATTAAGTGAGGATGAAGTGATAAGGACATATAGTTTTTTAAGCAGAGCCAAGGTATATGACCAAGGCAAATATTTTGATGAGAATGATAATGAAATATGCGGTTCAATTATGTATGATGCTTGGGGTGGTTCAACCATGCTACCCTGGGCAGAAAGAACGGCTAATAAAATAATGGACGAAAGGTCAAAAGAAGAAACAATGGAAAAGAGAAGTATAAATTACGAGTTTCGCGCAATGCCTGAATCTCGTACTATTGTAGGCACTGCAACTGTGTTTAATTCTGCCTATGACATGGGTTGGTATGATGAGGAGATGAGTCCTGAAGTATTTGCAAGTGCAGATATGAATGATGTTGTTGCATTGTTTAACCATGATGCTAACATGGTACTTGCCAGGACAAAATCAGGTACATTAAAATTAAACCTTACTGGCAATGCTTTGGAATATTCTTTTGAAGCACCAAATACAACTTTAGGTAATGATCTTTTGGAGATGGTTAAACGTGGTGATGTTTATCAAAGTTCATTTGCCTTTAGTGTAGAAAAAGAAGACTGGGAAGAAAAAGGCGGTGGTAAGCCAAAGAGAATTATTCGCAGTATTAAAAAGGTATATGATGTATCTCCGGTGACTTATCCCGCCAACCCAGACACAATGGTTGCAAAAAGGAGTTATGAGCAAATAGCTGGAAAGGTAGATGAGGATTTACAAAGTGTAATTGATATATCTGTTAAATCAGAGATTAATATTGATAACGAGTTACGCAGGAATGCCCTGCATTTACTAAAATTAAAAACAATTTAAAATGAATTCTAAGGAATTAAGAGAAAAGCGGGCTTCCGATTATGCGATAATGGAAGACCTACAAAAAAGAGCCGCAGCCGAAGGTCGCTTAATGTCAGCTGATGAGTTGGCACAATGGGATCAGGCGGATGCCTCTTTTAAAAGTTATACTGACCAGATTTCTCGTTTAGAAAGATGGAATGAAATCAACTCTGAATCAAGAGGATTAAGCGAGGTTGAGCAAACAGTTGCTGCATTGCCTACTAATCAAAGAGAGATTGTAAAGTCGCCAGAGTACCACTCTGCATTTATGAAGGCTATTGCAAAGAGAGAGTTAAACAACACTGAGCGTTCATTGCTTCGTGAGATGCGTGGTACTGCAACTATTACAACTGCTGAGACTGGTTTAGCTGGTGGTTATGTCATTCCTTACCAATTCTCAAACGAGTTGGAAAGAACAATGGCATATTATGGACCAATGTTACAGGTTAGCCGTATTATAACTACTCCTCAAGCTGGCACATTGTACTGGCCAAAGGTAAATGACACTGGAACAAGTGCTAACTGGCATACAGAAGGTAATGCTGTGACTGTACAAGACATGACCTTTACAAGAGAGACTTTTGCAGCTCACGTTTGTAACACATTGGTTAAGGTATCTGTTGAGTGGGCAAATGATGAGTTTGGTTTATTAAATAGCGAATTGCCTATCATGTTAGGTGAGCGTTTAGGTAGAGCGTTGAACACTGCGTTTACAACTGGTGATGGCTCTGGTAAACCAACTGGTTTTAAAGACGCTGCTCCATCAGGTGTTGAATCTGCATCTACTGGCGCGTTTACTGCTGCTAACCTTGTTGACCTTGTTCATTCTGTTGACATTGCTTATCGTAACTCGCCATCTGCTGCATTTATGATGCATGACCAGATTTTGAGTGCTGTTAGAAAGTTAAATTATGATACTGCAAATAATCCATTGTTCCAGCCATCATTGAGAGAAGGTACACCTGATAGATTATTGGGATACAATTTCTTTGTGAATAATGATTTACCATCTACACAAGCTGCAGATGCAAAGATTATATACTTTGGTGACTGGTCAAAATATATTATCCGTGCCGTAGCCAACAATGTGCTTGTGCCATTGCGTGAGCGTTTCATGGATGAGATGGAAATAGGCTTCTTAATGTATGCTCGTTATGATGGCAAGTTGCTAAATACTGCTGCTATTAAGCACCTAAAGAATCTGTAATCTTTCATTGGGAATCTAATTTGGGGAAGGTGTTGTATCCTTCCCCATTTTAAAATATAATAAAATGGCTTGGAAAGTAACTACTGCACCTGTTAATGAACCTTGGACATTGTCTGATGTAAAAAACTATTTAAAAGTTGATACATCAGCTGATGATACCTTGATTACTACGCTAATTAGCGCAGCGCGTCAGGCAGCAGAAAGTTATTTAAACATGGCTTTGATAACTCAGACAGTTACTGAAAAGTTAGACCGGTTAAATAGTCCTACGTTATATTTAAGTGTATCTCCAGTTATTTCAGTATCTAATTTCCAATATGCAGATAGCCAAAATACTACGCAGACTTTTGCATCTACTAATTATGTAGTAGATACATTTAGTAAACCTGCCAGGCTTTCATTGGCATACGGTAAAACATGGCCAACATTATACGGAAATATAAATGATGTTACAATTACTTATACGGCTGGATTTGGTACAGAGGCAAGCGGTGTACCAACACAGATAAGGCAAGCAATGTTAATGATGATTGCCGACAGTTACGACAACAGAGAGGATTACGTAAAGAAAATGCCGACTGCTTCACAATATCTTTTAGATCAATACAGAGTACAATATTTCTAATGAGATTTAACAAGAAAGAAGAGATTGGAAAATTAAGAGAGAGGATACTTGTTGAACAAGTTACCAGGTCTGCATCTACAACTGGCTATCCTGCAGAGACATGGTCAACGCTTGATACTGTTTGGGGAATGGTGGATTATAAAGGTATAAATAGAGAAGATGTAGATGGAGGAAAAATAACGGCAAAAAGTCAGATAAGAGTTACTTGTAGGTATAGGACAGATATTACTGAATCAATGAGGATTACTTATATTAATAAGAAATATCAGATAGAGAATATTCAGATAAGTGAAGATAATTTGTATTTGATTTTATTTTGTTCATTTAATGAAAATTACCAATGACATATATAACTCAAAAACAAATAAGCAATTTAAAAAGGGCAAGCGGTACAGGAGGTAAAAGAAGAGGATTGTATGCCAATGGTTTGGCAGAAGTTGTTATTGAACTTAATGATATATTAAGCAATATAACAGTTGATAAAAGGATGGATGTTATAAACGCTGGAATGCCAGCTGCTTTAAATATATATAAGTCACTTATACCTGAATCAAAAAAAGAACATAAGATAAGCACATTTTCTAAAGGAGTTGGTAAATCTGCAGGAAGTGCTGATTATCGCTATATAGTAAAACCAGGCAATTTAAAAAGGTCTATAAAAGGTTTAAGTGAGTTACTAAAAAAATACAAGTGGAAAAATGGTGCTATTGGTCCACATTATAAGGCTCAACCAATTGGCTCAATATTAAATAGTGATCAGAAGTACGATGGATTTTACGCTCACATGATATATGGTTCTGCAAAAGCATGGAGAACTAAAATAGTGTTAAAAGCTAAAAATATGTCAGCTTCTGTTGTTTATCCTGAAATGATTGCAGAGGCAAGAGAAATCGTTAAGGTTTATCCTAAAAAGTTTTGGGAATGATAGGAAAAGTAATATACGGAAGATTATCAACAGATGTCGCGGTGACTGGTGTTTGCGGATTGCGCATCTATCCAGACATTGCTCCTCAAAATGTTGCTTATCCTTTTTGTGTTTACACTATTATAAATAGTGTACCTGTTGATTTTAAAGATGGTCAAAGTAATCTTGAAGAGGTTAACTTTCAAGTAGATGTATATACTAATAACTATGACACTACTCAAAGTTTGTCTAATTCTATAAGGAATCGATTAGATCGATTTATAGGCACAGTTA